CCACCACCTACTACGTCATCTCGTACACCGCCTCCACCGGTGCTCTGCAGGTCTCCGCAACTGCCGGTGGCGCCGCCGTCGACATCACCGACGATGGCACGGCCGTTGCCCCCAACGAGTTCCAGGTCGAGTACGCCGCCTTCGCCGTCGTCGGCCAAGTCCGCGACTGGAGTTTTGAAATCAGCCGCCAAGAAATCGACGTCACCACGATCGGCCAAACCCCCGGTCAATACGTCCCCTTCCGCAGCTACATCAGCGGCTTCGGCGACGGCACCGGCACCGCCACGGTCTACATGACCAACGAGGACGCCGCCCTGTCCAACCGCATGATCCAGGACGTGCTGCAGCGCCAGCAAACCGGCGCCGCCTTCAAGCTCTACACCGACCGCGTCTTCAGCGGCGGCACCCTGAGCGAAACCCTCAGCCGCTCGATCTCCTTCGACGCCGTGCTGACCTCGGCCAGCCTCAACATCAACCCCGACGACGCCCAATCGGTGACCGTCAACTTCCGCCCCGCCGGCACCCCCACCTTCGACTTCGCCCAGTCCTGATCCACCACCTGGAACACCCCATGGCCCCGGGAAACCGGGGCTTTTTCGTGTCTATTGCGCTACAGTAAAAACATCCAACAGTCGCTTTTATGCCTGTTCCAGTCCGCGCTATCGACCGCCTCCGCAAGGCCGCCAACCTGGAGCCCGTCAAAAAGTCCGTCGAACTCAGCGACGGCAGCACCTTCGAGATGTGGGTCACCCCGCTGACCATGGCCGAGCGCGAACGCGCCCAAAAGCAAGCCAAGTCCGACGACGCCACCGCCTTCGCCCTCCAGCTTTTGATCACCAAAGCTCTCGATAACTCAGGCACCAAGCTCTTCAGCCCGGGCGAGATTGACGTCCTCAAAAACGAGGTCAAGGACAAGGACCTCCAAGCCCTGATGCTGGCCATCATCACCGACGACGTCGAGCCCATCGACCCAAAGAACTAAGCACCGAACTCCGCAAGGACAACTGGCTCATGCTCCAGTTCGGAGTCGCCAAAGAGCTAGGTATGTCCCTCAGCGCAGTCCGGGCCACCATGACCGCCGAAGAACTGATCGGCTGGAGCGCCTACTTCCAGATCCTCAACGAAGACCAGCAAAAAGAGCTGGAAAAGGCCAAACGCCGCCGCTAACCCCGGCGGCCTTTTTGTCGCGTAAACTGAAGTACCAGTCCACACGCCAACGCCGTGGCCTACAGAGCAGAAATCGAAATCGGCGTAAGGGGTACGGAAAAACTCCGCGATCTTCGAAACACTATCGAAGACCTAAGCAAGCGTATAAATAGACTAGACGACCTAGCCAATACTTTTAACGCACCAATACAAAGCGTAGCTAATTACACAAAAGCCGTAAATCAAGCTGCTGCTGCACTCAATAAAGCTGAACTTGGCTCACGAGACGAAACCGATGCTATAAAAGCCCTTGCTCAAGCAATGGGCGAAGAAAACACAGTACGTCAACGCCGATTGTTTTTACTAGATACAGAGATAAAAAAACGTCAAGGATTACTACGGGCTGCTCCAGTGTCCGGCACCGTTGAACTAGGCCCAGGTGGCCCGGGTTTCAGCGGTGGTTTTTCTGCTAGTCAACGCCAGCAAGCAAACGAACAAGCTATTTTACGCATCCGTCAAGAAGAAAATAAAATACGCAGGCAAAGTCTAGATATTGCTTCAAGAGAAGAACTATTTGAACTGCGTTTAGGGAAAATTTTAGATAGAAATGCGAATGCTCTCAAACAACGAGAAAAAACAAGAGAAGCTACAGGTAACGCCATTATTGGTGGCGCCTTTCCGCTGCTTTTCGGTCAAGGCTTAGGCGCGTCTATCGGCGGCGGTGCTGGCGGTTTTGCCGGTGGTATGGCCGGTGGCCAGTTTGGTTTTGGTTTGTCCCTTGTTGGCACAGCCCTAGGAAGTGTATTTGACCAAGCTATACAGTCTGCTAAAGACTTTTCTGTTTCTTTACGTGAAGGCGGCGACGCCGCAGGCTATCTCGAACAACAACTTGGGTATCTAGACCCATCCATCAAAAAACAAATCCAGAATCTACAAGCATCCGGGCAAACAGCTAAGGCCGCGGAAGTAGCATTTAATGAGCTTGCTAGGCAAGTAGGGGTCGAAAATGCCGCAGCATTTAAGCAATTAGGCGATAACACATTTGTATTTACAACAGGTTTTCAACGACTCGTAACAACAATTATTGCTGGCGCGGCCCGTATTGATGATGCGCTAAAACCCATACGAGACCAGCGTTTGCTCCAAGGCCTAATTAGTGCGGTACCCGGAGTAAACGCTGCTACTTTAGTAAGGGGAGCAACAGACTTTATCAGAGGTTTTGGTCAACAACCTGGCGCAGGTACCGATGCACAAACAATCGCCGCAAGAGAAAGAACAGCCGAACTTACTAAAAGTAATGATTTACTGCGCTTACAGGTCCAACTAACTACAGTAAACGCAAAAACAGACCTGGATCGCTACGTTACACTACAAAGACAAACAGCCCAAAAAGAATACGAAAACGAACTAACAAAAATTAGTCTGCAACTTAAGAAAGGCGAAGTAGACCTGGCGCAAAATGAACAACTTATACGAGCAGCAAACTTAAACCTATCCATAAAATTAGGTGAAATAGAACGCACCCGCACACAAGAGTTGACTCGACGAGCAGAAGAAGCACGTCAAGCCGCCGAACAAGCTGCCCAAAAAGAAATCCAAGCAAGAATCCAAATACTAAATTTACAGAGCCAAGTCCTTTCTGTGTTTGTCGAACAAACACAAGCCCAAATTGCACGGGAAACTTTCCTTAAAGGCGAACTAGGCGGCCTCGAAGCCCAACTCCAAGCACAAGATAAAATCGCGTTCGCTAAAGAAACAGCACTGGAACGCGATCGCCAAGCTGCTTTGCTGGGCACAAAAAATGTAGAAGAACAAAACCTGATCAATGCCGCGTATGCAAGACGTCTCAACCTGCTGCAACAACAAAATGACTTGGAAGCAGCCCAGGCTGAACGCCGTAAAAACAGACTGCAACTAGAAAAAGAACTAGCAGTAGTCAAAAGACAGCAGGATATTGAGGATAGTGTTTCAGGTATCCGACAACAGCAACAACAAGTATCTTTTGACATCGCTGGTTTTACTAGACCTGCAGACCAACTAGAACAGGAAAAACAACTGTTTGAGCAGCGTATGCGCTCGCGGCAAACTCTGTTGCCTATCGAACGGGAAATAGCAAATCTTACCAAAGAAATAAACTCCGGGTCTTTAGACACAGCCGCACTAGAAGCGAGACAAGCAGACCTCGCTTCGCAGCAAGCAAAGCTCGTCCTGATGCAGCAAGAGCTTGGGCTGCTGGACCAACTGGAACACCGGCAACTACGCCTGCAACAATTCTTCGAGCGCTACGGCCAACTCATCCAAACAGCCAGCGGAGAGATCGCCAACGCCGTTACTTTTGGCGTAGCGGAGATGGTACGCGGCACCAAGACAGCCGAGCAGGTATTTGCCGACTTCCTAAACGCGATCGGCAACGCCCTTATCAGCGCTGCCCAACAGATGATCGCCACCTACATCGCAATCGGCATCGCCAAAATGTTCGCCGGCCTCGGCGGAGGCGGTAGCGCGAACACCGGCACATCTGTGGGTGGTTTGCCTGGCTCCAGTCTCCAAGGCGGTTTTGCTAATCCACTTGTTGGTCAGTATTCAACGCCACTTGCATTTGCAGAGGGCGGTTATGTAACAGGACCGACCAGCGCGATTGTGGGCGAAGGCGGCGAATCTGAGTACATCATCCCAGCCAGCAAGATGCGCTCCGCCATGAGCCGGTATGCTGCTGGCGCTCGTGGCTCTGCGGTCATCCCGGCTGGTGACGACACCAGCAGCGGCGGCGGCACCGCCACAATGGCACCAGCCGCCATCGACGTGCGCTACACCGTGGAACGCATCAACTCCGTTGACTACGTCACCGCCGACCAGTTCCGCACTGGCATGACCCAAGCCGCCCAGCAAGGCGCCACGCAGGGCGAACAGCGCACCCTCCGCCGCCTGCAGCAGTCCCGCGCCACCCGTAGCCGCCTCGGCATGAACTGATGGACACCAGCTTCAAGACTGAAATAGCACTGGGTCACATGCTGACCGCCAAGCCCCGCACGGACGGCGCATCCCCGCTCTACTTCCAAAACTTCTGGATCAACGAAAACGTCGCATACAACGGCAACACCCACGGCTTTCTGCCTTTCGGCTTCTCTGGCGTCACGGTCAACCGCAGCGGCGACAACCAGTCCACGCAACTTGCCCTGCCCAACAACTCGCTCAGCCGTAGCTGGGCCTCCACATTGGTCGATGGTAGCTGGGTGGTGCTAGTGGACATGCTGATGCTCAACCCCGACAACAAGTCCGACTACCGCGTGCTCAGCTCCTACGCAGGTCAAGTGGCCGGCGCCATCTGGAGCGACGCCGAACTCCGCCTGGAGATCTCCTCTGTCATCGACGCAGTTGGTGGTGACGTACCAAGACGCCGCATCACTGAAGACGTGTTTGGCCCACTGCCCACCACTGCCCAGGTCCGCCTGAGTTGATGTACGACCTGATCGGTCGCCCCTACCGCCTCGGTGCAGACGGCACAGACCCTGATGGTGCCATCGACTGCATCCATCTTGTCTACACAGCCCTCGACCGCCTCGGCATCACCACCCCCGCCTTCGACCCATCTTGGTACGACGCGCCGCCTCGTCAAATCATCAAGGCTATCCACGGCTGGGGACGCCGCGTGCTAGATCCTTTGTATGATGGAGACGTGGTTCTCCTACCACACAAGAATTACGCTTTCGGGACAGTTTGGCAGGACGGCATCCTCTACATAACAGCCAGTCTGCAAGCGGCCACTTGGCACCCGCTTACAGCGTTTCCTGCACTCCGCTGCTACCGCAGCAACTGCTCCCCTACGAGCGCCAATTAGTCCAGGAACTGGGCTGCACCGAACAGGAATACCTCCAGTTCAAGCAACGCATCGACTGGCTCAGTCGCGAACGCCCGGCGGAGTACGCGCATATTCCAGACGTACAAAACGATGCTTTAACTGTTGCGATTATTTCACTGGTCCTCGGCGTTGTTTCCCAAGGCCTTTCGCTGCTACTGGCGCCCAAGCCGCCATCGGCGCCCAAAGGGATTGAAAACCGGCAGCTAGATAGCATCGTCGGCCGTGACCGCTTCGCCCCGACATACGGCTTCCAGGCCAGCCAAGAACTAAGCCGCTACGGCGAAACGATTCCCATTGTCTTCGCCAGGCAAAAGTACGTTCAACTCCCTCCCAGCCGCAGCGACTTCTCCTATGTCGGCGGCATCATGGTCGCCCCCAAGCTGGTGTGGAGCCGCATGTACTCCCACGGCAGCTACCAATCCGTCGACTTGGTCTTCCTGCTGGGACAGTCTCCCGTATCCAGAGGCCCATACGACACAGAAGCAGCCCGCAACGAAGACCGCGCTGGTATCTACATCGGCCAAGCTCCTCTTGATGCACTCCAAGAATCTGACTTCCGCTGGTATTACTATTCCGGCGGTGAGCCAGTACCGAATAGCTCCGACTACCGACCAGCAACATTTGAAGGTAACAAAAATACAACTGGGCAAAGCAGGCTGCTGGGACTACATCGTCGATACGGAGATTTCTGGATTGGCGAAGGCGAACGCGACAACGCATTTAGAAACCACACATTTAGCGGCCTGGAAAGCACAGGGTTTAGCCATGCTTATTCCTTGACTAATCGCGCCGTTTTTGGCGTGTACAACGGCTTACCGAACGGCACGCCCTACCGCCTTAACTGGGAAATCGTGCCCTATCCCGGCGCATCCTCAGAACAGGCCGGTCAAACCCCAGTTGCCAAGCGCTTCCAGATCGCCGGCAACCCCAAAATGGCTGGCGTGGGACGTAACTATGCTCGCCAGTTCGGGATCGTCGAGCACATAAGAAACGGTCAGGTGACAACTGCACCAGGCGATCGAAGCCAAGGCTTAAAAGTAGACACGCAAGTAGGCGATCAAATCACGATCATCTACAACGAGGGGCGCGTCAGGGACGAGCTTTACTACGACAACAACAACCCCAACATCGTTGCAAACAAAAACCGCAACACAGGCGATGGCTTTTTGTACGCCAACCCCGACGTTAATGCCGTCGACAACCGACAAGTCCGCGATGCCATCCAAGCCGAACACGAACAGCAAGATGACTTACTGAAGATCGGCACTAAATGGATGATTGGTAACTGTATTTTTCAAGTTACCGCCAGAAATCCA